ATTGGCCATAATAGGTTAGCTCCTATTATGCGTTGCCGATTCTTAGAATAGCTGCTGAAGTTGTAAAAGGTGGAAACTGAATTGTAAAAGTTCCCGAAGTCGCTGTTTTGTCTGAACTAAAATCTAATACTGCAACTGCCGCATTGGTAGATGATGTATTATAAATTAAAGCTCCTCTAGCTGTGATCGTTACACCAGTAAAAGATAAATCATTGAAATCTACAATCGCAACACCTGATGCAACTGAAGTACTTGGATTTGGTTTTACTAATGCTCCACCACCTGCAGTATATTGGCCACTAGCTGAAATTTCTCCAGTAGACGTGTATGCTGTAGTTGATGAATTTAACGTTGCAGTAGAGACATACAAAGCTAGTTTAAATACATCACCACCAGTAGTTTGGAAATCATGTTTTCCTTCTAGTAGTTGTTGTTTAAAACTATTTGCAACCGCTTGTGTTATAGCCATGTTTACTCCTTATTGTTGTTTTGGAAGACGCGGGGTACCACCTTGGTACTCATCTCGTCTTCTTCTTCCCATTTGTTCAACTGTGAATCCTTGTAAAGCCTGTTGATATTTTCCTTCATAATATTGGATCATATCTGCTGGACCTTTTAAATATCCAAAAGCTTCTACTAAGCACGCATACGTAAGCCCATTTGGGAATTCTGTACTTAAATATGTAGTTGTATTAGTAACCGATAATCCAGCTGGTTTCAAGATATAATTTAACTGCATGTTATAATTTTGATCTGGTGTGGGAGCTATGACAATGGTATTTTCGTCCCAATATCCATAGTATTTAGGTAATCCTTGTGCTCCAGTAGGGTTGTATTCAGACATGTAATTAGTATCTCTAAACTCTAAAAAAGACCTATCAGAATTAACTGCACCACCTGTTGCATTGGTAATTTGAGCCGATCGTATAACAAGAGTTTGATTATTAATTAATGGAGTGCTTACATAACGTTGTCCCGCTACAATATCTGCTTGTGCATATTGTCTATTATTATCAGAATCTACATCTCGTAAAAGTCTAAATTCAACGTCTTGAATAAATCCATTTAAAATAGTGGATGTAAATACGTTAGCATCTACTTCACAATAATCTCTAATCTTAGTTATTAATTCTGCGTATGTCATTATGGTGTTAATGTAACTGGTCCCGAACTACAACCAATTCCTCCTCCTTGTATATTTCCAACAGTAGCTGTATCAGAACTTTGAAAATAAAAATAGTTTAAAGTGTCTCCAACAATACCAGAAGAATTAATTTTACCTACTGTAATTACATATCCATTTGCATCATCAATATCACTAACTCCATCAAACGTTGGAATAGGTTCAAAATAATATAAATCATTATCATTAGTTGGATCTACAATAATAGGAGGAGTCAAAGGATTTCCAACTGTTCCTCTAAATCTAACTAAATTTCCAGTGCTTAATCCATGATTTTGTGAATTAACATTAATATAAGTATTACCTGCATATTTAATAGTTTCAAATGGATTAGGAATTAATAAAACAGTTACGGGTGGCTCGACTCTATCTGGTCTAGAAAACTGTAGTCCTTGTGCATCAGTTCCAGCAGGTTTAGGATCTAATTGAGGTTGCTTAGGTTCAAATTCAGAAACATGAACTCTTGCTCCATTCCATTCTACTACCATTTCTTTATAAGGAAATGCCATACCGCTTCTATCAGAAATAAACTGTGCATATTTTCCTCTAGATAAATTTGTCATTAGACCCCTGGATAATAAGTTTGTGGTGTTATAAATGAACTTGATGAAGAACCATCTTCTTCTAAAGCTCGTTGTAATTCATCTTCGTATAATAATTTTAATTCTTGAACTCTCTGTGGAGCTTTTTTAATTGCTAAATAATAAGCAAGTCCAGAACACATACAAGGAACAAATCGATAAGGAACATCCGTTGCATTAGTATAGACACCTGAATCTTGAATTCTTTTTACAAAATAATAATTAACTGTATTACCTGCTTCAGAAGCACCAGGAGCTAAATATAAAGTAATAGTAACTTTATCAATAAAACGTTGAACAAAATATTGAGTAGGTGTTCCTTGTTGAGTTTTAGCAGATAAACCTTGATAGTAGGACCTATCTATTTTAGTTAATGGAAAATCAACACTAGTAGAATTTCTGTATGAAGCTTCTAATATATCTGAATACCCATAAATAATAGAACTATAATCATAAACAATTGCATCATCCGCGTGAATAGCAGCTACAGTCCCATTCGAGCCGCGAGTAGCTCCAGTTAATGTATTGTTATCTGTATTTTGACCTGTGTAATTAATTTGTTCAGAACCTATTAAAATAGTTCCAGAAGTTGGAAAACCAATTAAAGAATTTAATGGAATAATTGTAACAGAAGCATCAATAGCCGCTGATAAACTATTAAATACACCTTCAGATGTTCCATCTGTTGATGATCTATAAAATGTATAAACAGTTTGACCTTGAACTAATGTAAATGAATTATTTTGTATTTCCCAAAAATTAAGTCCTCTGTTACCCCATTCTTGAAACATAATATTCAAGGATCTTCTCCCTGTTTTTATGTCATAACCAGAAGTAGTTTGTAAACCTATTCTTTCATAAGCTTCTTCTATGATTTCATCAATAGAAAAGTCTTTATCAAAAATATATGCTCCGGAAGTAGTGTTAGCCATCTAGCCTCCTACCCTGCTGTTAAACCTGGACCTGAATATTTATCAGTTAGTAAAGTTACTGCTGCAACACTAAATGTAGAAACGTAAACTCCTTTTGGAAATAATATTCCATCTTCTGGAAATGAAAAATTAATTATATCTCCCGCAGGAACGTCTCCTTGAAATAAAGTTGTTCCAGTTGCACTAGTAGTTTTTAAAATAACAGTTCCTGATGTAGTTAATCCAGCAATAATAATTCCTCTTAATCGAACAGGAGGTGCTATAATGACGTTACTAGTAGCTGCAGCAATTCTAGTTGCTTGTATGTCGCCTTTAAATGAACCCATTTGTATTCTCCTTAGTTAAGAGCTCCCGAAGGAGCTCTTATAATTATTTATTATACGCCGTCAATATCACTAGCTGGAGCATTCATTTGCTTCCAAGTAGTTCCATTTGAAAATACATATCCTGCTGCTGAAGAGATACAATCAGAAGTGTATACACATGCACCTTCATTTTCTGTAGCAATCAAAACACCTGCAGAGCTTGTAATAGTAGTTACGTTTGTAAATGCATAGGGAGTATTTCCACCTTGTTCAGTGTCATTTGCTCCAGTTCCTGCGTTTACGTTAGGTCCACCAATAAATCCGTTTAAAGAAACCACTGGTCCTGTAAAAGTAGTATTTGCCATAAGTTTTATTCTCCTAGTTAATTGGAAGCCGTCTCTAGGCCGTCGACTATACGCGTCGGTTTCCAATATTGTTTATGTATAGTAACTGTTTTATAGACTAATTTTTAATGAAGTGCAAGATGTCCTTACAAGGAAAACGCATTCCAGCGATAAATAGCTTGGTTTTACTTAACCAGCTATAGAAAATTCAGAAGCAGCGGATTCTATTTTTACCTGATGTAAAGATTCTTTAGCTTCAGCCACTTTAATATGACTAATAACTTCTTTGATCTTTTCATCAATCCTAACCATATTAATGGTATATAAACCATTATTAATATGATCCTGCTCCCACTCTAACTCAAGCGATCTTTTTGTTTTGTAAAGATCCTTGATGTGATTGTTCTCCATTTACAATCTCCTCGTAGGTTAAATGACACACTCTTAATGAGGTACCATCAGGAGTGAACTTTATATCTTTTTTTCCTATTTTGTCAAGGATAGCGGATTCAATACTTTTTGGGGTATCTATAGCGTCAATGTTAAAATTGGTTTTGTATCCATATGCGTTGATTTTTACTAAGAATTGTTTCATCATGGTTCGTCCTTTCTATCATAAAAAAAGGAGGGCCGAAACCCTCCTTTTTAAAAATTAATACTTTAAAATCAAGTATTAAGCGCCGGATGAACCGAACATACCTCTAGGATCAGACCAACCGAAGCTGTATCTCTCTCTAGCCTTGTATCTTACGTTTCCAGTATCGAAGTCACCTTCCATAGCTGTTTTGATAGCTGCTCTAACAAACATTTTCATTCCGTTTGGAACGTCAGTTTTGATAAAGTATGCATCTGGATCAGTTAAGAAATTGTTAACCACATAACCTTGTGGAACCATTCCTAATGATTTGATTGCATTGATATCATTATCTGCAGTACCAACTCGTTGGTTAGACTTCATCAGTCTTTCCGCTGTAAATTGAAGCTCAGAAGGAATAATCATTTTTACTCCTCTTGCAGCAATTTTTAAACCACGTTCATCAGTAAACGCATTGATATCAATCAATGATTGTTCTAATGAAGTTTCGTTTAAGTCAGCTTGAGTTGACAATGTATTGCTGAAAGATCCAGCAATAGTAGGATGGTCAGTAGCTAATAAAGCTTTTCCATCGCCACCAGCATATGATGAACTAAACGCATTGTTTAGTACAGCTGCCGCTTTTACTTGTTTGGTATTCGCCATAGATCTTGCTAAAGCTTTTGTATATCTAGACGCTAGTCTGTCATACAAGTTGTCTTCAATCGCTTCTTCAGTGATTGCAAACGCTAAAGCAATAGTCTCGTGCGTATATCTAGCAGTGAAAGTTTCTTGTGCATTGTCAAAAGTCACTCCAGAACCTTCTGGTTTAACTTGTGCATTTGCGAAACCTGATAACATTACTTCCTCTTCGAAAGCTCTGTCAGAAGTTTCTGTATCGAAAATTTCAGCATGCTGATTTTCATACCGTTTGTACTCCAGGCCGAATAGTGCATTCAATCCTGGCTCTAGTTCTTTAACTAGTTGTCCTCTTGATATAGCCATAATTATTATCTCCTATTATATGCCTGTTGTTGATTTTAAGAAGTGTGTATTGATAATACCAACTACATTAACATTTGCTGCATAAGTAGTTACGTTAGACAATTCACTGTTCTCAATGTCTTTTGTAACACCTAATACTCTAAACTGAGCTGCGCCAGTTGTCATGTTTCCTGAAGTTGTATCTACTTCTACTTTAGATACGAAGTTTGGTGAAGAACCAGCCGCATATACGATATCAGCGTTTTTACCGATATCAGCTATTGCTAGCGTAGTGCTTGATTGTACTTCGAATCTTTCATATGGGTCGTCAGAAACGAATCCAACGATATCAGTAGCTGCATTTGATGCTGCTAAGTGATTCGCCCATCTTGGTTTTTGATCAGTTGCGTCAGTATAGAACACACCGTTAAGTGATCCTAATAGAACTGCAGTTGTAGTGTTAGCTACACCAATGTAACCAGTTGCAGCGAACTGAACTGGGTCATTTTGATATATAGCACTTGAACTTGCAGCAATATTATATTCACTTAAACCTTGGTTGTCTCTATTCTGGCCAACTTTGCCTATCGGTCTTAGACCGAAAGCTGCGTCTTTATTTGCCATTTTATTTACTCCATGTTTTAAGTTTAATAATATCGCATTACTTTGTTGGAATCTCTAAAAAATTATTTTTTAGAACCACCAAAAGTTACACGACTCTGCCTCTCACTATTGAAAGGCATGCTTGGGTGCTGATCCTTAAGTAGGTCGTTGTTGACAGCTTCTTCTCTGTCTTGTGTTTGTTGCGCGTAATATTTCGTACGTGCATCTGCAACCTCTTTTGGTATCCTAGCCAGCGCTAGGCCGCCATGTCCGATTATACCTGCGTATTTACCTGTTTCAATTGTTGAAAATGTTTGACCTGGATATTCGTCAGCTCTCACTAACTCCCAACCTGATCTTAGTTTGCTAGATACGTTTTTCGTATCGTCCGCTCCTAATATTTCCAACCTGATCCATCGATGAACGTATCCATCTTTTGGCGCGGGTGCATCTAAACTTGATGGTGGAGCCCAAATCGTAGGTCTCTTTTCAGATACTCTTGATTCGCTCGCACGAGGGGTCTTCATTTTATCGTTTTCCATATGCCTATACCTCCTTCATGATTTTTATTTGTTTCGCATACTCTTCTAATGGCACTCCTAATTTTTTAGCGATTGCAACCTGAGAAGGTGTGAGTCTCACGGTTTTGCGACCTGGATTTACACTTCGCCTCGCTGAAGCTACTATCTGTGTAGGCTTGGTCGTATTATTTTGAGCCTTATCCTCATTAGTACCAAATTTATGGGGAAATTCAAGTCTTATTCTTTTATCAATCTCCACATAATATTCATCACTTTTTGGATCATATCCTTCCTCATCTGTAAGTGTTTTATGTAGATCAAAAGCCGTGTAGGTCATAGCTTTATCTAATCCAAACCACCTATTTTTAGAAGCCCAAACTTCTGCTTTTTCGTCAGGTTCATTAGAAGTAGGATCGGAAGGAATTCTTACATTATCCATAGTAGGAATAACTTCTTCTTTAGCCATCTCTTCTCTAGCAGATTTTAACTCTAATAACCTAGATTCTTCATAACCCAGTCTAGCTATTTCTCTCTGAATATCTACTTCTAAACTGATATCATTAGCATCTCTTGCTTGAGCAAGTCTCGCTTTTGCTCCATCTATTGCAGTAGCTAATTTAGATTCTCTATCTTTTAAACTATTTGTTTCTAAAGAAGAATATCTTTTGCTTATTTTATCTGCTGTATCTTTTTGGATTCTAGCAAAATTAAGTGCTTCGTCTTTTTGACGTTCTGCTTCTCTCCATTTTTTGGTTAGTTTTGCTATTCGTCTTTGCACATCTTTTGAGTAAACTTCTAATTCGTCTTTCTGGTCTTTTGAATCTTTCTGGTCTTCTGTTTTACCTTCTGTCTTATCTCCTAGCTCCTTGTTGCTAGTCTCTTGCTTCTCGCTGCTAGTGTCTTGCGGCGAGGTACTAGTTACTTCTGTAACTTTTTCTTTTTCTTCTGGTATGGATACTTCTGATTCCTCTTGTTGAGTATCTAACTCAACCTCTACGTCAGGACCCGATGTATCTATATCTACCGTCTTGTTTTCGTCAGGCATAGTTAACTCCTATGTTAAATGTAATGCAACACAGATTCAGGATCTTTAATAGTTCCTAAAACTTCGTCGTCGTTGAGAATTCGGATTTCTCCGCCTTCTATTGGTAATCGTGATCCTGCATATCTTGCAAATATCACCCAATCTCCTTTTTCACACCAAGGTTTATCAAACTTATCTTTATCCTTGTATGCTAATGGACCCATCTTCAAAACGTAACCACAATTGGTTGCGATTCGTAATCGGTCTAATGATTCTTGTGCTATAATTAATCCACCTTTAGTTTTTTCTTTTGGTGTAAAAGGTAAAACTAAAATTCTCCATCCAGATGGTTCAGGAAGTTCATCTACCACTCCTTGAATATTTTCTGGTGTAAGTGATTCCTTTTCAGGTGCTACTGGTTCTTTTTTTTCTTCGTTATATTTATCTTGAAGACCGAGTTTAATCTTCGGTATCTCCTGATTCGAATTTGACAACGTTGGTGTCGTCATATTTTCCTTCTCCGTCATTTTGCTCCTTTTTGTTTAGCAGGTTAGAGATTTCCTGTAATATGTATTGATAGGCATGTGCCTGTCCTAATAAGTACTTGTATTTGTCCATATTGTCAACACCTCCCGAGATCATTACATCTCCAACGTTTTGATAGGACGCTTTTAATTTTTTTTGTAGTTGTTGTATGAGAATTAGATCATCCATTAACAATTCCACTTTCTAAGCGATTTATTAATTCTGCTATCGGGGTCTCTTGCCGTTTTAGCAGAGGTAAGTTTAGACTTCATACCGCTCATTCTAGCACAAAAAGACTTACGTCTATTTGCAGATTTGGAACCTTTTTTTAATTTTGATGGTTTAGTAGTCACGGCCATGGATAATTTAGAACCCGGATTAGCTGATCTATATGATGCTATTCCTTTTTTATTTAAACCACCTGATTGTGATTTTCCTTCTTTCCTTTGCCAAGCGGCTGTTCTAGCCATTATTTTTTCTTTGCTGTTTTTGCAGCTTGTTTAAATTGTTTAGCAGTAGGTGCTCCTTTAGATCCAACTCTTCTCATTTTCTCTTTTGATCCTGCTTCAATTCTTTTTCTTTTAGCATTAATGTTTGCGTACAGTCCTGGTTTCATTATTTATTCTCCTTTTTACAATTGCATTCATGATCACACACGCATGGTGTAATTTTAAATATCTTGCATATGATCTTACAAATTTTGTTTTTTATTTTTTTTAACATACTATTTCTCTCCTTTGTTGGCTAGTGTTCTAGCAATACTTTCACCAGATCTTCCTACCACATAACCCCCTAGTCCAATGTTTAATAA